CTTATTTCCCCGATACAGTCCTTTATGCAAACGAGATGAATCGTAATGCAGGTATTCCAGAGGACTGGCAGTTTTCTTTTTTACTAAATAGTATCTCGAAGAAGAAAAGATTCAGTAAATGGCACAAAAAAGATGCCGAAACAGAATCAGTTCGACTTGTAAAAGAATACTTTGGTTATTCTGATGAGAAGGCAGTGGAAGCACTCAGCGTTCTCTCTGAAGATCAATTAGTTATGATAAAAGAAAAATTATACAAAGGTGGAAAATAATGACTGTCGAATTGATTTATTACGACTGGACTCCTGAGTCGATGCTTGAAGTGATACTACCTGAACCAGATAACTTCCTGAAGGTTCGTGAGACACTTACCCGAATCGGGATTGCTTCCAGAAAAGAAAATACATTGTATCAATCTTGCCACATTTTACATAAGCAAGGTAGATACTTCATTGTGCACTTCAAAGAATTGTTTGCACTAGATGGTAAAGAATCGAATATCACTTCAGGTGATATCGAGCGAAGAAATGCAATTGCTGGTTTGCTTCAAGATTGGGATCTATTAAAGATACTAAATAATACACAAGCAGATCAGAAGGCATCTCTTTCTCAAATTAAGGTAGTTTCTTATAAAGAGAAAGATCAATGGGAATTAGTTCCTAAATATAATATTGGGAAAAAAACTAAATAATCTTAAACAATGGAGTTATTATGACTGAGCAAGCACAACAAATTACTATTAAACTTGAATTGACTCTTGATGAAGCAAATGCAATTCTAGCATCTTTGGGTAAACACCCATTCGATCAAATTGCAGCGTTGATCAATAAAATTCAAGCACAGGCAGTTCCACAATTGCCAAAGACAGAAGCACCAGCTACACCTGCTGCATAAAGAATTCACCTTAGGACCACTAAGTTACGAATCGTTGGTAAAGCTGACATGACGCACGATGTCGCTGGAACTAGTAACCAGCATTAATGATATGCCTTCGGGGTATCAATTTTAATTTAACTCGCTTAATAGGAGAAAACAACATGACTAAACTCATGCCTTTATTTCATGATCAATTCAAAGACTTCGATAAATTTTTTGTTGGATTTGAAGAACCAATGGCTCAAATGCAGAAAATGCATGACGACCTAACTAAAAACATCCCCAACTATCCTCCATATAACATTCGTAAGAATGATGATAAATCATACACAATCGAATTAGCTGTTGCTGGTTTCGGTGAGTCTGAGATCGACATCACTATTGATGGTGGTAAGTTAATCGTTAAGGGTAATGTTGATGCAGCTACTGATGCACTAGAAGATAACTTCTTGTTCAAAGGTATTGCCACTCGTGCCTTTACTCGTGCCTTTGCTATCGATGACCAAATCGAAGTTAAGGGTGCAGAACTATTCAATGGTATGCTTAAGATCGCTTTGGAGCGTTTGATTCCAGAAGAAAAGAAACCAAAGAAAGTTCCAGTTAAGACTACTGGTAAAAAACAATTCTTACAAGAGGACTCATATGACAAAGCTGCTGAGCAACTGTAAGAATATCATCCTCGGCATTGTTGAGGGTATCCAAATGTTCAAAGCCTATAAAGCAGGTAAAGTAAAATGAATACATGGATCCCAATGACAGATGACGATTGGGATTGGGTAAACGGTAAAGCACCAACAAAACCTAACCAACAGTAATCGTACAAGTAGGGAGAGTTTCGGCTCTCCCTAAATACTTGTATGAAAGCAAAACTATCTCCCAATATGATATCTTTCGTTACAGTTCGTCGTGGCGATTGGATATTAAAAATATCTGTTTATAAAAATAAACAGGTAATGGTAGTTGCACAGCATTGTTATGATTATGAGAGAACACTAATTACATTCTTTACTAACCAAAATAATGCAGCAGATTTTATTGAACAACTTGTTATAGAGGATTGAAATGACAGAGATTAAAGTATTTAAATTGATTAGTGGTGAAGAACTAATTGGTAAAGTAGAAGTCACAGGACTTGGATATACAATAGAAGCACCAGCAACTATTCTTATGCAACAAACAAAAGATGGTGTTGGTCTAGCATTGATGCCATACATGCCTTATACCGAAGGTAAGGTAAAATTGTTTAGTCAATGTATTGCCACCGAAGGCACTCCATCGAACAAAATGGTCAACGAATATAACCGATTATTCGGTTCGGGGATAGAGATCGCTCCAGCGTCTGCTTTAGTCGGTCTGTAACCCTCTCTAGGCTTCCCCTAGACCTCCCCTAAAACCCTCTCTCGTAGAGGGTTTTTCACATTTCAGAAGCCCGAATCTACAGGGCTAGTAATCCCCTCAGACTCGTAGGGTCATTCCAGATAGTTGTTGTCTTTAATTGCAACTTGCTGTATAATAGTAGTATGAAAATTGAAAAGGAAATGAAAATGTTGAAATTTGCGAATGTGGCTACAGTTGGTGACATTATCCGTGCTTATGATTTTAAGCCAATGGCTGGTCGTGAAGACTGTTTCGTTGAGGGTGTTGTTACTAAAGTTGACAACAAAGGTTATGATTGTTTTGTGATCAAAGTTACTAAAGACAGCTGGTCTGACGCAACTGACAAAGGTCGTGTTGGTGCAGAAGTTTTTGTTCCATTCCAAGTTAGTTTTATGGAATTTGATGGTCGTGTTATGAACTTGTCGAAATAATTGAGAGGAAAATATATTATGTTCTATAAATCAAAATCTGAGATCCGTGCTGAAACCGAAAAACAAGTAAAGTTGTTTTTGAAGAAGGGTGGAAGTATTGAAGTTGTAAAAGCACGCAAAGCACCAAAGCCACGCATGTCTGGTAAAGTTACAAGATCTGCGTCTACTGGGACTTCTGGATTTGCGACTGGATTCCCTCGCAAGAGTTGCATTTAAGTGTTGTCTTTAATTCATAATTGGGGTATAATAGTAGTATGAAAATCGAAAAGGAACTGCAAATGTCAAACGAATTCAAGTCTTGGGAAGAGATGTCTGTGTTGGAACAAATGCAGTGTCAGTACTGGGACATGTACAAGGATGCATATGGTGTGCGTCCTCGTGGTGTCGATACCTCTGCTTGGACTGAGGAAGTCTTCATGGCTGAATTCGAATTGCTTGGCAAAGTTATCGAGCAGGAAGAAATTGCTCGCAAAGAAAGCGAAGCCGAAGCGATTGTTCGTTTCGAAGATAGCGTACTCAACCTAATGCACACTGGTACTAATCGTGAACGTGTCATTGCTTGGTTGATGGATGCTGAGGGTGCTAATGGCGACTTCGAGTATTTCTGTTTCACGCAAGGTCTGCCTTATGGTTACTTCAAGGAAGTTGCATGATCCTTGCAAGAGAAATTACGAAGTGGGAAGATGGTATGGATTGTAACCATACCTACATCCTGACTGAAAACATGGAAAAGATTTTCGGCTACTTTAAGAAGAGTAATCCCAAAGACTTTATGATGTTCAAAAATCCAATTCGATTCGATACTCGATATCGTAAATTCAAAGTTATCAAACGCAACATGTACTTTGAAGGACAAGAGCCAACGAATAAAATCTGGCATATCAAGGGTAGCAAAGACCACGTATATACCGTAGAAGAATCAGAAAATGGTATGGTCTGTAGTTGCATCGGTTTTAAATATCATGGTAAGTGTAAACATATTGATGGAGTGATGAATGAACATAAATGAATTTCTAAACAGTCTTGCTGAAAATGCCTCACGCAATTTCAAGATCGACCAATTAAACGCACAGAGCGATAACGAAACTCTGCGTGAGGTTATTCGGCTAGCACTGGATCCATTTACGCAATTCTATCAACGAAAGATTCCTGAGTACACCACTGACTCAAAACAAACAAGTCTTGATCAAGCCATGTTGGCATTGTATGACCTAAAAGAAAGAGTTGTCACTGGTAATGCAGCAATTGAATATCTCCGTATGCTTCTCTCATCCGTATCAGCTGATGATGCTAAGGTATTGGAGAGAATCATCTCCAAAGATTTGAAGTGTGGTGTCGATGTATCGACTGCCAACAAAGTCTGGTCTCATTTGATTCCTGAATACCCATGTATGTTATGTTCACCATTCGAACAGAAGTTGGTTGACAAAATTAACTTTCCAGCCTATGCTCAAATGAAGATGGATGGTATGCGATTCAATGCGATTGTCCGTGATGGTAAAGTAGAATTCCGTAGCAGAAATGGTAAACAGATTCATCTGCTGGGTAATCTTGAGAAAGAATTCGCTGCATTGGCAGGTTCAATTGATTGTGTATTTGATGGAGAGTTGTTGGTTATGCTTGAGGGTGATCACCAGTTTGCAGATCGTCAAACAGGTAATGGTATTCTCAACA